ATCTTATAATATCTTATGACAGCTTATCGTATCAGAGCATACATGGGAGGCTTGCAAGTAGACCAGGTAGTCGAAGCAACCGATTGCAAAGAAGCGATATTGAAGGTGTCTAATAACGTGGTTAAAGGTACCGTTGAAGTTATCAATGATGGCTTTACGGGTAATACTAGACCCCACATAACATACGAGGTGATCCTAGATGTTAAGTAAAGAAAAATTGGAGTTGTTAAAAAAACTTCAAGAAAAAGAACATACTTGGTCAGCTAGTCTTATGACAAAAGGAATATGTACTACTGATATGCTTAAAACTGAGAGAGAAATTAAATCTCTTAGAAATGAATTAAAGCATCAAGATGTTCAAGAACTCTTAGCTGCAACAGGCTAAGTTTTAAAAATTTAAAAACCAAACTTTTTTCCTAGGGATTCTTTCGGCTTAATAAACTCATAATGGTTTATAATTTTTAATAATTTTTTTCTTTTAACAGTAGAATAAGGTATAAACAATTTTGCTAAATGTAATGCTTTTTGATGTGAGCATCTCCAACGCCATTGATTAGTTTTACCTAATGAACCTTTACCTATACCCTTAAAATGAATACTACCAACTTTTACAATATCATAAAAATTTTTAATACAATCTAAATCTGTCATTGCTATTTCCATAGCAACATTCCATTTTAAATAAGTCTTACCGTTCCCCTTATTACATTTGTACTGAGCATAATTAATGTTACCCTCACCGTCAAATAAACCTGCTGCATAAGCAATTAAATCTTTGTTATTATGTGGTAAATTTCTACTTAGCATCACCCCAACTTTTACCTAAACCTACATCAACTACTGAGGGCACTTTAAATTCTATTGCCTCTTCCATAATTTTTTTTATTTCATTCTTATGTGCTTCATCTTTAATATTAAAACAAAGTTCATCATGAATTTGTAACATAGGTAGATGACCAGCTTTATAACAATCTAACATTGATTGTTTTGTTTGATCAGCTGAAGATCCTTGGATCAATCTATTCAAAGCTTTATAAGTATATGCTCTTTTAATGTTATTTTTACCATACTTTGCAACTGCATTATCAAAAGACTCTGCTTGGTGTAGTCCAAAGTCTCTTGTTTCCCACTTATCAAATCTACATTTTCTACCCTTCTTAGTTCTAATAACCCCTTTTTCATCTGCTGCTAATTTACATCTGTCAGATAATTGTTTTATAAATGGAACTTTTTTATTATATTTAATTATTAATTCGTCTGCTTCATCCTTGGTAACTCCTAAAGATAATGCTAATTTATTTTTACCCATACCATACATAATACCCAGGCCAATTGTTTTAGCTTGAGTTCTTTCAATACCAACAAGGTCTGCTACTGTTTGATGAAAGTCAGCTTTGTTATCCTTATAAGCATCCACTAATTCTTGTGAACCTTCATAACCACTATCACCAACTGATGCTGCATAGTGCACCGTCATTCGTGGTTCTTGTTGCGAATAGTCAAAACTACCCCATTGATAACCCTCTTCCGGTATAAATAATGCACGTATCTTGGGACCAAAATCTTTATTCCTAGCTGGCACTTGTTGTAAGTTTGGGTTACTCATACTTAGTCTACCAGATACCGTTCCTCCAGAATCTGATCTAAGTTGTTGTATCTCTCCATGTATTCTACCATTGACCTGGTATCTTAGAATCGATGATAGGAAGGTACTATGAAATTTATTTATCTCCCTGGCTTGCACAATCAATTGCGCTAGTTTATGTTTGTTATTTATTAACCAATTTTGTGTAAAGGATGGCTCTTTTGTTTTTTCAGTTCGTGGATAATCTAATTTCTTTTTGTCGAAAGCTTTGGCAATCTGGCGTGATGCCCAAATGTCTACTTCTATTCCTGATTCTTTTTTTATGGCCAATAGTGTTTCTTTCTCTTGGATCAACATTTGTTTTTTTAATTGTTCAGCTAATTCCACTTGGACTCTCACTCCTCGTTGACGCATTTTTATCAACACAGGAATTAGTTGTTGCTCTAGATCCCAAATTGTTTCAAGACTTTGAGTTCTTATTTCTTGTTTAAATCTTTGCCATAACTTTAATGTTAGAACTGCATCTTGCTCTGCATAATATCCAACATGCTCTGCCGGTAACTTCCACATCTCTGCTTTAGGATCTATACCATGAGCTGCGGCAGCTTCTCTTAAATCTGTTTCTGCTTTTATTTCACCTAGATAATCAACTGATAAACTATTTAAATTATATTGAAATCTATTCTCATCTATTAGTGCTGCAGCTATCATAGTATCTACAATTGATCCGTTGACCGTGATTCCTGAAGCTTCCAACCATCCTACATCATATTGAGCATTATGAAATATTTTTGGACAAGGTAAGCTACAAACTTTTTTCATATAAGCTTTAACTTGTTCTGGTATCATATTACCACCACCTAAATGACCAAACGGAAAGTATCCCTGCCATCCATCAACGGCTACTGCAAATCCTACAATCTCTCCTTTACCTAAAGCCCAACCAGCTCCAAGTTTTTCGTTTATACCATCGTCTCTAGTTTCTAAGTCAATTGCAATTTCTTTAGCATCAGATAGATCTTTGTATTCTGAGGGTGTGTTCCACATAGATTTTTTAAAAGTCAACGTAAGTTGTAGTCCGTTCATTTTCTTTTCCATTTTTTATCGTACGATACTGTCTGTAAATGTTGTTTCTCTAACTCACAATAATGAATAATTTTATTTATATCTTCAATTGTTTTACCTTTAAATAAATATCTACATACATATTTAATAACATTTGCTTGGAACGGATTGAGGCCATTCTTTCTTATAAAAGTCCATGGTTGAATATTAAAATTATCTTTGTAATGAGATCCACCAACTTGTTTGTCATCTGGAAAGGCTTCTTCAAACATATCTTTATTTGTCATTTTTCTCCTGGACATAAATTAAATAATCTGAACCTATTGGGTAATTGAACTTATAATCTGTTCTAAGTAAATGTAAAGTTTTTCTTGCTCTTGTTGCACCGGTATACCATACTTTACGTTCATCACTTTTTTCTTGTTTGTTTTTATTTTCATAATCAGATGGGTAATTACCTTTACTATACAAAACCACATGATTAGCTTCACCACCTTTGACACTATGTATTGTATCAATTGTAATAAGAGGATCTTTATCTAATTCTTTTTGTCCATATCTTCTAAGCAATCTAATAAAATGTCTTGTTTGTTTTGGTTTAAAGTTTCTTCTAAGTATCCAAAACCAAGGTTTATTTTTTTGTTTGTCTTCTAATGTTAATCCACACCACTCTTTTAAAGTTTGAAAATCATATTCTTTTAGATCTGGTTCATTCCTCCAAAATTTATCTAATCTATATGCAGGATCTTCAAGTTCTCTTATATACTTAACCATGTTACGTGCTGCTCTTTTGTCTATCTTTTTATTATTAGAAATTATTGTCCAAGCTTTTATGGCTTCCCATTGTTTTTGATCAAAACATTTTGTGCCTTTATTATCTTTGTAGTATAGACCTGCATCCTTAGCTAACATCCTAAGTTCATTTACAGTTTCATTAATACGACCTAGTATGTACCAATCTTCTTGAAGAGCAGTGAAAGGTATTTCTTTAAATGATAAATAACTTTTAACAGATCCTTTTGAGTCACCAGGTTGATATTCTTTTTCTTCACTGTCTCTTATTCCCCTTCTAATTACTTGAGAAAATCTATGTATAGCTACTCCAAATCTTTGAGTCTTTCTTAATTTTACTTTTCGACCTGGAAAAAACTTTGTAAAATATTTAGGATCAGCTCCATTCCATCTATAGATAGCTTGGTCGTCATCTCCTGCAAGATAAATTCTTTTTACTTTGGGTGCCATTTTGTAAATTACTGACCACTGTAGTGGCGTACAATCTTGTGCTTCATCTAATATTAAGACTTTAAGTGGTGGGAAATCTACCTCAGATATAGATCTTTCAATCATATCATCAAAATCTATAAAAGATCTCTCTCCTCCACCAGTCTTATAATGTTCGTATGTATCTATTTTTCTT